TCCTCGGTTTCAACAACAGGCTGAACCCCACGTTCGATTCGACCGGCGAATATTGCACCGGCGTAACTACGAAGGCCGCGCAGGTTGCCCGTGATTGGGCTTTTCAGGAAGGCATGTACAACAAGGGCGACTCCCAGCCGTTAGTCAGCGTGGAACTCATACGCCCCGACACGATACTCCGGGGCAGCATCTACAACGCGACCCTGGCCACGGCCCCGACCGTCGTTTCCGACACTGGCGGCACGGATTCGACCGGCTACACTTCGGCGGGCACTATCGCCCCGATGGACGTTGCGAACGTCGCGGACTACGGCACCCTTTACTGCCGCTCCGGTGCGAACGCGGGCCTTTACAGGACGCTTCACAGCGCATCCGCCACGGCGCCTTCCCTGACCGTCGGATTCCCGAACAACGTTGCACTGGGCGACAAGTTTGTGGGCGTCCCGCTCAAGCAGGGGCTGTCCTACGTCTACATCGCAGGGCCGGGCCTGTTCATCGACTGCTCGAACAGCGGCGGCCTGAACAACTTTGCGGTACTGGTGCATTCCCTCAAACTGGACGAGGCGGGCAAGGAATCGGCTGATTTCAGCTTCTGCTCCTGCCATTTCGACCCGGCCAGGGCTTAATAATTAACCGAGAAAGGAGAATAGATAATGGCTGACTTAACCACATTAGAATCTCTACAGAAAATCGTAGACCAGAACCTCCGGGAGATAAAGCTCGGCAAGGTCGAGCAGTATCTTCCGTCGATGATTCCCATGCTCTACAACGTCATCAAGTCCGACAGGCCTTACGAGGAGTTCTGGGAGATAGAGACCCTGCCCGACCTCGCAAGCTGGACGGGTGCCGTGACCTACGGCAAGGTGTCACCGGGATACTACAGGCGCATAGAGCCTGCCATATTCGACCTGGGCGTGAGCTTCGAGAAGAAACTGGCCGACGATGACAAGTTCGGCATAGTCGAGAAGAGGACGATGCTCCTCAAGCAGTCTTCCGACAGGACGAGGGAGAAAAAGGCCGTCAGGCCCTTCGCCCTTGCAAACTCCATCGGGTACGACTACGAATACTCCGAGGAAGGCGTGGGTCTTTGCAGCTCTTCCCACAAAACGAAAGTCCCCGGCGTATCGACGGCGAGCGGGTTCTCGAACATCGGCTCCACCGCCCTTTCCAAAACCGCGATAGACGCGGCGAGGCTGGCGATGCGGCTGTTCAGGACACCGACCGGCGAGCTTGCAAACGTGCAGGGCGATACCCTGATAGTCCCGGAAAGCCTTTTCTCCACGGCTTGCGAGGCAACCGGCTACGACCCGAGGAGCGGGGCCACCAGCGACCTTGACCCGGACACGGCAAACCGCAAGGTGAACGTGGCCCGTGGCGTCAAGGTAATACCCTGGGCCTTCCTGGATTCCCTCGGCACCACGTCGATGTGGTTCATGGTTGACTTCCGGATGATGAAGGAATTCCTCATCTGGATAAACCGCATCGGGCCGGAATACGAAAGCCACATAGATTTCGATACGAAAACCGTCAAGGCTTCCGTGTACGACCGCTTCGGCTACGGGACGAACGCATGGCAGTGGATATACATGGGCAACCAGTAAAAACCGATGGAGGGGCTGGCCTTTCGGGGCTGGCCCCTCTTGAATAAGGGGGAACGATGAAAAAGATTATATTGCTTGCAATCGGCTGTCTGTTGGTAATGGCGGAGACGGCCTTCGCGCATCAAGCGACAATAGGCCCGACCACGGGGGGCTGGACTGGCGAGCCTCAGGCCGTGCATAACAAGGTGGACGTACTTCAGTCTGCCGGATTCCAGAACTCTACCACATTCGGGACGGAAGTGCATCAGGGCACAGAGACCCATACTGGCACCGGGGCTTTCGGGACTACAGCAAAAGGTGGCGCACCATCCTATACCTTCGGAAACAAGTCCGGCATATACCTTTACGACAGCACGGGGCATAGGTTCAAGCTGTTCTTAAATGCCAGCACCATTAAAGCGGTAAGACAGTAAAAACAAGGAGGAGAGCAATCATGGCAAGAGTCGCAGTTTCGAGCGAGGATTTAGCGTCGGTAGAGTTCTTCGGGGACGTGGATAAGGCGAACGGCGAGATAGGGAGCGAGATGCCCGCATGGACTCTCGATGCCCCGTTCCGCGACCTGAAAGAGGAGGCCCGCACCCTTGAAGGTATACTGGAACGGCACGAGATAAGGGAAGACGACAGGCCCGGCAAAATGGTGCTGCTCAAGAAGCTCAAGGCCAAGATAGAGGGCGTGGAAAGCTCCAAGCCGAACCTCACCGGCCAGGAAAAGGACGCCCTTGCAAAGCTGGTAGGCTCCGGCAAGACGCACGGGGAACTGGGCGGGAAGATAAGGGAGACCATGTTCACCCGTAGCGAAATGATGCTCGGCGCGGCGGCCGGCGGCGCGAACTCCGATATAGAGTTCAAGCGGCAGTTTGAACCCTGCATCGAACTCAGCGACGCGGAAATAACCATCGCCAAAAAGATGAACTGCAAGGTAGTGAACGGGAAGGTATCCCGTAACGATGCGATGCGTATTTACCGCATAGGCCGCATGGCCCTGGGCGAGCCTCACGATCCGGAGATGATCAGGAACGCACGATAAGAGGAGCTAAATGGAAGGTTACTCGTTAAAGAGGCGTCTGGCGGACTTACTCGGGGAGGCGGCAACGTCGTCATTCCTGAATGACCGCACGACGTATGACTACCTGTACGACGCGGCCAAGGACTTCAACAAGAGGACTCACTTCCTTACGAATGTTCAGTCTCTCGCAGTGTCGGCCTTGACAGGGACGTATAACCTTAATGCGGATTACGTCGCCCTTGCGCTCTCTGACGAGTTTAACCGGCCTTTCATCAAGTACACGGTCAATGGGACAGATTATTTTATCTATTCCAAGGACTATCAGGACATCGTGCTTGCAAACGATACGTCTCAGTCTGACGTGCCGCAGTTTTTCAGTATCACGGACGCGCCGCAGTTACAGCCCTTGAGCGGTACGGCAAGCTCCGTGGGTGCATCTGCAAACGGCGAGTGCACGCTGACCGACTCCACGGCTCCATTCGGGAATGTATCCCCCGGCGACTATGTGCACAACCTGACGGACGGGAGCGACGGGATAGTAATCGCTCAAACTTCCAGCAGCCAGATTGTGTGCGCATTGTTCGGGGGCACGAATAACGACTGGTCTTTGAGCGATGGGTATGTAGTCGTGCCGCAGGCGAGGTTCCAGATTATCTTCACGCCTATGCCTTCTGCCGTGGCGACAGCGAGCATTACCTATGTGGTGCGCCCGGCGCCCGTCTACTCGCTTTACCGGGCCTACAAGATGCCGCCGGACGCGGAACTGCCGCTCTGCCTCTTTGCCGCTTCAAAGTATAAACAGCGGGACAGGGAGCCGATGGTGTCCCAGGCGTACATGCAGGAATACGAGATGTTCACGATGAAGGCGGCGAAGGAATACCGAAGGGGCAACCCGGCAAGGACGGGCTACAGCGTGAACCTCGACAGGAGCAGGAATAAGCGAAGCACCGGCAGCGGAGGGTGGAGATAGTGGCATCGCCGCACAATAAGGATAAGCCCTTTATCCAGGGGAATATCGAGACTACGGGCAGGCTCGTAACCTCCGTTGACCCTTCGCAGTTGGGCAAAGGCGACTTTCAGCTTTTGTCCAATATGCGGTACACGGATAAGGGCATAAGGTCTGTAAAGGGCATGACTAAGGTAAACGCCGATGCCGCGTCGAAGGTCTATCTCAATTCGATGTATCAGTTTATAAACCCTTACGGCGAGTCTCACCTTCTGGCGCAGGCGGTTGACTCCGGCGGGGCTTCTCTCTTGCTCGATAAGACCGCCGCAATCGGCACACAGGGGGATTTCTCCACTCTGTTTACCGAGACCGCCGGGGCCGGAGCCGGTGTTTTCTCCGAAGCTCCCGACGGCGCGTTTTGCTACAGCAATGGTAAGGATCAGCTTATATGGGGCGGCAAAGAGGCCAGATGCGCGGGCTTTCAGGTTGCGGACACGGACGGGGTAGCTTCACAGCCCGCGACGCTGTACGACTTCCTTGAAAACGTGGCTATTATCCCAAATACGGCAGTCCCGAACATATCTCCGGCCCTGATTAAGCAGCGGTACGTCCACGTCGCTTCTACCCGACAGCTTGCGGGCGTGAAGTTCTATGTCGGGACGGCGAACACTCGGTCCGTGGTTCCTGCCGTCAAATACTGGAACGGCTCGGCGTGGACGGCGGTAAGTTCTATGGTGGACGGAACGACCGTGGGCGGTAATACGCTCGCTCAGACCGGGGAAATTAGCTTTGCAAGCACCGTGGGACTGGCACAGGTCAAGTATTTCAATAATACGGTGCTGTACTGGTATCTGTTCGACTTCAACGGCGTGGACGCTACAACGGCTGTCTTTAAATGCACCGTGGACGCGCCTATCCAGCCCATTACTGACATTTGGGACGGATTCCCGGTGGGGATTGCATCATTCCAGTCTTGGAACGGCACGAGATACAACGACCATGCCACTCAGGTTTTCCAGCAGGACTACGTAGCCGGGGCCACGACAACGTTTTATAACCTCAAGTCATTCCTGGCATCAAACGGGACTACGGGCAGTTGGCTTGCCATAGGGTTTGCGCAAAGGATGACGGGCTTACGCTTTCATCTTGCGCCTTCCACGGACGGCACAAATGTCCAGGGTAATACTAACGCTTCCACGATGACGGTTGAATACTGGAACGGGACGGCGTGGGCTTCGGTTGGTACTTTGATAGATGACACGCTCGACCAGAAATCCGGCACTAAGACGCTTAACCGTTCCGGTGAGGTTGTATGGTTCCCTCCGTCGGCTTCCCTTGAATTTGAGAACGCCGTGACCACGAAAGACAGGTTCTATTATTACCGGGTGCGTTTTTCCTCGGCATTGGCAGCCACAAATATCTCCGTAGATTGGGTTGAAGGAATCCCCTACCCAGACCCGATAGACACATACCGAGTCCCGGTAATGTTTCAGGGCAGGCTCACGCTTCTTAACGATGTGGATAATCAGCCAAACATCTTATTGATGTCGGCTCAGAATACCAACAACGCTTTTAACGGTGTGGATTCAACAGAGCTTTATTTCGGTGGTACTGGCGCGATTGTCGCGGTAAAGCCGTTCTTTTCGAGGTTTTCAAACTCGTTCTTTGAAAATCTTATCGTCTGTAAAGCGGACAGCGTTTTCGTCCTTGAGGGAATTGCCATTAACGATCCGGGCGGAAATTCCTATGCGGTAAACAAGGTATCTACGCTTTACGGATGCACCGCCCCGGCGACAATGGTTAGCTGTGATGTGGGATTAGGTTCGAGTTCCGGTGGAGCTTCAAGGCAGGCCCTTTTATGGCAATCGGCATCGTCAATAATCCTTTGGGACGGGAGTACCCTGCTTCCGGTGAGCGATGACATTAAGGATGTATTTGACCAGGCTAATTCTTACGCAATAGAGCCGACGATGATAGGCAAATCGAGTGCTTTCTTTGATGAGGCGAATACTGAGTTCCATTGGCTGTGGGCCTCTAAGGGCCATACGACGTATTTAAACATGGAAAGCGTTTTCGACCTCGTTAGGAAAAAGTGGTACACGATAGACCGCGGCACGGGCAATTACTTGCAAAGTGGTTGCAGTGCAATGGACGTGAACGGCAACAGGTTCTCTTACGGCGGGACGTATCAGGGTTATTGCGAATGGCTTGAGAACGGCGTTACTTTCGACGGCACGGCGATAACTTCAACGTGGTGGACGGGCGACATACCTTTAGGCGGATGGATGGTAGAGACTGAGCTAAGGCACGTCAAGCCGATATTCAAGGCCAAGAACACGACAACGAATACTATGACGCTAAGCCATTACGTTGATTCAGCCTCAAGCCCGGCGGAGACGTTTACTTTCACGGTCGCCAATGCGGTAAGTAGGCTGGCTAATCCGAGAGTTCCGGTGGTATCTACCGACCCCCGGTTGTACGGCATATTCCATTCTTTAATGTGTTCGATGACAACAAACAATGAGTATTACGCTTTCGAGCCGATAGGCTTAGGCATTTTATATAAGATGGTACGTGAGGACATTCTTTAATGAACGGCACAAAGACCATACCGGGCGATTACGCGACAGGCGCAATAAAGGCCATCCCCGATCCGTATTATTACGCGGCAGACGATAAATTACGCCGCGATAGCAGAATAAGCGAGCTTTTAGATATGGACGCACAAGGCCAGGAGGCGGAGGCGCAGTCGGGCGTGAGCCATCAGAGTGGGGTAAATCAGTTGTCGGCAGTCTTGACCAACCAGCAGAAGATACAGCAAAAAACCATTGCGTATCAAAAGCAGGTTGACGCTGCGATAACAAATTTAGTCAATATTTTCAATGCTCACTACTTCGGTCCCGCATGGGCTTTCTCGGCCAAGGAAATCAAATTTTTACGGGCTAACCTTGCAGCGTTAAATAGGGAATATCCCGGTTTCGTTGCACAGTACAACAGTTATGTGTCCCAATTTGGCTCATGGGGCAATGCCCAATTATAACGGAGGCCGTCAATGGCACAAGCATTAGGTAATCCCGACCCGTACTACTACGCTGAGACTGCCTTGCAAGGCCAGAACCAGCAAAAAGGCTTGGGCCAGACGACGGGCCTTACGCCACAGGCTTTGACGGGCGCCATAGATGAGAATTTCAAGGCGCAGCAGGCGAATCTCGTCACGCAGAAGAATATCCAGATGCAAAATAAGGAGTTTGCGCTGGAAAATTCCAAGTTCGACGAGCAGAAGAAGGAATTTAGCGAAGGGCAGACGAGCGCATTGTGGGGCGGCATAGGCAAGGCGGCGGTATCGCTCTTCGGCTCGTACCTTGGGAGCGGCGGCGGAGCGGGATGGTCCGCTCTCGGCTCGGTTTTCAGTTCAATGGAGAACACGATAAGCGGCTGGTTTGGCGGCGGCTCCGGGGCGTCAGACCTTGGCAGTTCAGGGGGCGGCGGGGGCATGGACTCGTCATGGGGCGGGCTGGCGCTCGATACGGGCGGCGGTGATTCCGGTGGAGGTGATTCCTAATGTCAAACTTAGGCGCAGCTTTAGGCGGGCTTTCGGAAGGCGTCGGGACGGCGCTCCCGGAGGCGTTTAGGGACTTGAACGCCCACAAGGAAGCCATGCAGAAGATAAGCATAATGAACCAGGAGAACGACCGGGCGCAACAGGAGTTCGATATAAAGAAGCCCGCGCTGGAGGCGCAGGCGAAGGAGCAACAGGCGTTGTCAGCCGATACGATCCAAACCTTGCAAGCAAAACATGCCGAGCAGGTGAGGCGCGATACGCTGGTGGACTTGTCGCAGCTCCCCGGAGACCATGCCGGGATAAACGCCACGATAGATTACGCGAAATTCACCGGGCGCGTCAAGCACGCGATGCCTGTTACCCAGGGCGCAATCGAGGACAGCTTTAAAGATGCGCACGAAAACC